GCTGCTACAGGCATTCCCTTAACATTACCACTCTTCTGAACAATCGCGTCACTGCCCTTGAGGATACCCATAAAGAGGCTGTCACCGGTCCAGATGTAAGACTCTGAAGAAGTAGCACCTGGAACAGCTGTGTCTTGACGAGCCTGACCGACAAAGATGTTAGGGATGCCAAGAACGTCACGAAGAACGCTAATGACAACTTCATCATTTAGAACTCGGTTCCCTGAAGCAAAACCACTTCCAATAGTACCAGCGAATCCGCGAACCTCAGGATTGCGTGCTAGCTCTCTGAAGAGCTGACGACCCATAACGAGAGAGTCCGGGTTGATACCATGAGCCGCCTCAAAGACAGTGTCCTTGAGCTCGTGAAGGTATGCTAAAGGCTCAGAACCTGCCGCGTTGAACTTACCGCCAAACTCATTTGTTGAGCTGTCGTTGTTGAAGTTAGCAGTACCAAAGAGGAGGTCAGCCGCACGCTTCTCACGAGCGAGCTTAACAACACGAGCGACCTTCTTAGCGATACGCTCCTCTTCAGAGCCGGGATACTGTGAATCAAAGATGTCTTCCATCGCGATTGAATCAGTAGCCGCATAGATCTTAGCCATGAAGGTTTGGCTTGAACGGTCGAAACCACCGATAGAGGCGCGTGAAGCACCGGGAGCGCGCTCAAGGTCAAGACCTGCACCGGCACCCATAAAGTTTCTGGTCTCCTCGAGGAGAAGAGTTCCTGAGCGCTCAGGGACCTTGATTGTCTCAAAGAGCTTGTCTGCAATGAGTTGATCATCACTTGGAATAGCCTCTTGGACTAGGCTTGTTAAGATCTGATCTACAGGATGAAGATTGCTGTATGAACTAGCCATGGTTTACTCCTTAGCTAAGTGAGGTGACGTTAACAGGGCCGGTGAAGATGACGCTGATTTGGTCACCGTCAGCCGCTGAAGTCTGATTGATATTTGGGAGCATACGAGCGACAGCGTACTTGTCAGCCGCGCCGTCAAAAGCGATGAGCTTTCCATCTGTGGTAGCCATGAGTTGATTCATGGTAGCCGGTGCGATGTTTCCACCTGCAATAGCGCGTGTCTTACCAAAGACAACAACCTCAACGACATCACCAGCGTCACAAGCACGCTGAGCAACACCTACACAGTTATTCTCAGTAGCCGCGTCCGTAATGGTCGCTTTACCGTTGGCATCAACAGAAACAAGAGCAAACTCAGTGACGGCCTCAGCCGCAACGAGTGAAATGATATTATCGGTGTTAGCCATGATCAGCCTCCAAAGACAGTGTTGTAGTAGTCGCGGTTTGACTCGCGGAATAAGTGAAGAGCTTCTGAGTAAGATACGTTCTTCTCAGTCGCTAAGTTTCTGACCTCTTGGTCAAGTGTCGCTTTGTTGATCTCTTGACCGCTTGCGCCATGTCCAACCTCGACAAGAGGGATAGCGCTGTTAGATGGGCGATCGCTGAACATCTGCCAAAACTCGCCTTGAAGGTCTTTGAGTTCCCAAGCCTTGCCTGCTACCTCAACCTCAGAAGGCTGAATCTTGCCTTCGTTGAGGAGGGTATTGACAGCTTCACGTCTCTCAACTTCACGCTTCTCAGCTTCGATAGCTTCAAGACGCTCAGCGAGCTTAGCATTGTTTTCACGAAGAGCTTGAACCTCAGAGAGGAGGGTTGACTCTGTGAGTGTCTCGCTGAGCTTGACCTCTTTGTCTTCTTCCTTCTTTGGATCCTCTGCCATCTCTTCCTTCTCAGGATTCTCAGACAGTTCCTCTTCTTTGTCTTCCTTCTCCATCATGGAGCTTTCAGACTCTTTCATCATGTCATTGATTTTCTGCTCAAGCTCTTTAACCATCTCGTCTTTTGCAACAAGCAGTTGGCGGAGCTCCTCAACAGATAGCTCTTCGATGTTGTCCATCTCAGATAACCTTTCGCTTAGGGTGACTCGACCAATCTTGTCATTAGATTGTGCTGGTCGAGGTGTGAGGGTGATTGCTAGTAATTGAGCGTCTCCAATCTTGGAGCCTCCATCTCTTGAGTAAACTTCCCCATTAAGGAACTCTGGAGAACTCCAAAGCACACCACCGGCAGAACGGACGACATCTAAGCCGCGCTCATTGTAAGCCGGAGTGGCATAGAGTCCATCTTCTCTCAACTCAAGATCTACGATTAAACCAAGCGCTGAACCGCTCTCAGGTGGAGCAGGGTGACCGCCTTGGAAAGGTGAGGTGGCGTGTTGCCAATCAATGATAACCGGATCAGCATCACGCCGGTCTCTATAGACTCTGATCATTTCTTCTAGGAGTGAGTGATCAATCTCTTTTCCGATAGCCTCACCATTCATCCTAGATGAGACTTGACCAAGAGCTAGAGTCTTAAAGGGCTTACCAATGGTGAGACCCTCAGGAATGTCATAGGTTGGAGAAGCCTCAGACAGCATGACAGCTTCACCATAGGCCCTTAGCGCTTGCGCTTTATCGTCAGCCTTGTCCATTTGCTTTACTACCTTTCTAGCCCATGCATAACCGGGATCACCTCCCCATCCTTGCCACGCTTGCCAACCCTTCCCTTGAGTGTTCCACGTGGAACCTTTTTTATCTGACTCATGTCTAGTGAAGTATGCAAGCATCCTTCGGACAGTTTCGGGAGATAGGTTCACGCCGTTCATAAGATCGCGTGCTCGAGCTAGTCCAACAGGAGTCATACCGCGCTGAGATGATGGCTTATCAGCTCTGACTTCAAGCGCTCTCTTAGCGGCCTCTTGTGCTCCCTTGGGTGGAGTGAAGTCAATGTGTGAATACTTATCAGGGACACTTAAAGCGGAACTCAGTTCCGATTTAGCTTCCACCTTCTGAGGATGACCTTTAGGAAGAAGATCAAGATCAGTGTTGTAGGCCTTCTTTCGCTCGCCTGTACCGACCAACTTTAGAAAGGTCTTCACTCTAGCAAGTGCCCACTGAGTCCTAGTCATACCGGGCCTATGAGAGACAGAGAAAGCGCCGGCTCCTCTTCTAAACACTGCTTTAAGTGTGCCTAGATCAACCTTCTTGCTTTTGGCCTTATATCGGTCGTTGTGCTTGTCTCTCATGTTCTCAAGAGCTTTGACCGCTTGAGCGCTGATCTCTATTCCACCTCTAGCACCAGAAGCGCTCCCCTTAGGATTAGCCTTGCTTCCTTCGATTCGGTCTTTCTTAGGAGCTGGTGTTTGTGCTTGCGTGCGCTTCTTAGCCATTGGATCTTCTCCTCTTGATGAGGTTCTCCGCTAAAGCTGCCACACCTGCTCCACCTTTAAGAGATGATGTTCTTTCAAGCGCTGATCTTTGAGCATCTTCAGGTAGATCACCAGCTCCAAGTCTCTCTCTTATTGCTCTCTCTAGCTCATCGTCCGGAGTGAGGAGACCGGACTGAACAAGACCGGGAAGCATACCAAGACTCTCAGCGAGATCATCAGTATCAAGTCCGGTATGAGTCAACCGAGGGAGTTTAGAAGGATCAACTAGGCCATAGTTCCAACGGATCAACCGGCCAATAGTCCCTCCCCCTCTTCGATCAACTCCACTCACTTGACCTGCTACAATGTCACAGAGATTGATAGCCGCTCTTCTAAACACTGAGAGGTGAATCTCACCAACTGAGCGCGCTCCTGTTTCAGTGTTTCCAAGGTCTGCAAACTGAGTTAGGAAGGCCGCTGATATTTGAGAGTCACACTTGGTGATGATCTCAAGAGGCCCTTGAGCGTAGAGGTTAGGTTGAGCCGCGTAAGTGTCAAAGCTCACAGCGCCATTCTCTACTAAATAGCTCTGTTCAGCGCTGATAAAGGCTTGTGCTTGCCCTTCAGCGTCTTCAATCATTGCGTCAATGTCGCCATCTGTTAAGCCGAGTGATTCAGCTTGTGACCGATCAACCTTGACCTTAGGTGTTGGCACTGCCCACCGGTCAAGACCAACACACATGAGATTTGAGACACGCTGTTTAGTTCTCCACCACCACCAAACACTTCTCAGCATACCAACGCCTTCAAAGTTGGAGCCGGTCTTATTGAGAGTGAGGAGGAGTAACTTGTTAGCAGGGATAGGCTCCGGAGCTC